ATTGTTTGAAGTACAGAAAATAACCCATGTAGGCGATACAAGGGGAAATGATTGGTACTCCAACCTTGAGATTAATCCGCTTGGCGAGGGCGAAGGGAACTTGACGCCAATTAATAGTCAAAGAGCTACTGACATAAACTCTGCTATAATTGATTGGTAAATTATGTTGTTATCTCTTATAATATCAATCATTATTAAACTTCTTATTATCATTCAGTTATATTCATTACTAATTAATCAAAAATTGATTTTACAATGGAAAAGACTAGTAATTATGATTTTTTGTAAAACTAATACTTTTAATTGTCCCTCTTATTCTCTATAAGACAGAATTAATCCCAACTTTAAAAGAGATAACAGATGTTAAAAAGGACATAGAGAATATTAATTATATCCTTTTTAAAAACTAACCCTTTTTTTATCTCTTAAATCCCCGTGAACATTTTGAGCAAATAGTCCTTTTATTAGACAGGAAATTTTAAGCTTGACTCTACTATATTAATCTGGTATTGTAAAAGTAAGTTAATGAACAAAGGAGTAGAATATGAACGAATACGAAAAAAAATTTATAGAACTTTGGGTACGTGTCTTAAGACGTGGAATATATGATCTTAAGGATAAAGAAGAATATAAAGATGGTTTTAGAATTATTTTTGAAATAAAAAATAACAATTTTTATGAAATTAAAAACTTAAAAGAATTATGTGAAAACAATATACCTAGTTGTTATCCATATATAAGTGAAATTTTAATATTTAAAGAACAAGGTTCTTTAGTAATTACTGCTATATATTTTAAAAAAAATAATTATGAACCGCCTTTAGTGATTGCTCAACGGACTAATCATGTTATGTGCATGAGAAAATAGATAACAATGAGTAGGTACGAAACAGCTAGAGGTGGCATGCAAACTTCTAGCTTAAATAATGATAAATATATTTGTCCTATATGTGGCGATAGATTTGCGGTAGGTCGTCCTAGAGGTGGTTTTTATGCTCACTTTACTCGGAAAAGTATTTTGCTATGTAATGATCAATATAAGAGGAAAAGAATAAAAAGGGAAGTTTGGCATTGTTTAGTAGAGGATGATAAGAAAAAATGGAATGGTTTAGTCGTAGATGATAAGGATGCTAATGAAGTGTTAATGGATATGATCAGATAGGTAGCAGAATGAACATTATTGAAGCAATGAAAGCACTTCAAGGTAGTAAAAGAGTGAAACGTAAAGAATGGGGTAACGAATTAATATTTATAAATGAATTTAAGGTATTTAAACGTACTACACTATATAATTTAACATTAGATGATGTACTAGCGGATGATTGGGAGGTAATAAAATGAACATAATTGAAGCTATAGAAAATGCACAAGAAAAACTTAGTAAATTAGTGTATGTAACTACTATTTTTATAGAAAGAAAGTCTTATGATGAAAATACAAATATAATAGTTTGTGTAAAAGAAAATGGTGTTTGTTTTATGTCTAAATTTAATAATGATGAGTGTTTTATTTCTTTAGAGGATTTAAATGCCGATGATTGGGAGGTGGTGGAATGAACATAAAATATTTAAGGCTACCTGAAACTGACTATATTGAGAATGAATGCACTGATTCTGAAGAGGCACAGAAATTAGCAAATGAAGAATTTAATAAAAAGTCAGATGAAATAAAAGATTTTATAAAAGAGTGGGTGAAATAGAATGACAAACCCACATCTTAAAAAAGCGTTTTTGGATATATTCGAAAGTGTTGGTTATAATAAAGAACGTTTAAAAGAAAGATTAAATAAATTCAAAGAAATAGAAAATAATTTAAAAGATACTGATTATACATTTTCCAAACATACAAAACTACATGTAGAGATGTTAGAAAAATTAACAAAAGATTAAGAGGTAATAGAATGAATTTTATTGAGATAAATAAAATTTTAGAAAAAGGTATGAAAATCAGACGTAAAGAATGGATACCTCAAGGAAGTCAAACAAGCGGAATGATTTATCTTTATTATAATGGAATTGGGTATATTCCACAACGTTATACAGGCGTACAAGTTAATTATAGAATACATAATTTTTTAGTAAAAGAAGATTATTTAGCAGACGATTGGGAGGTAGTAGAGGAATAAATGAACATTATTGAAGCAGTAAAACTAATTAAAACAGGTAAAAAAGTTAAGAGAAATGGGAAGCGTAGTATAGATACTATAAAAGATATAGAACAAGGTGAACATCATTACGAGATATATGATCTTAAAAAAGGTTGGTTAAAATGTTTTTTAGAAGATGATATATTAGCTGATGATTGGGAGGTATTAGAATGAGCTTAACCGGATCATTAAAAAATAAGTTAATTTTTATGGAAGCAATAAAAGAAGTTTATACATCACATCTAGTTGGTATTACTAAAATTGCATTTAGAACACATTATGAAGATTATACAGGAAAGAAAACACAAGTTACTTTTTCTAGAGATGAGGCTTTTAAAAATTTATCTTTTGAGGATGTGTTAGCTAATGATTGGTTAATATGGGAAAAATATGAGGGATAAATGACCAAAAAACGAAAAATTAACGTTAATGTTGGGCTATACTGGGAGTTAGAAAAAAATAGATGATTTAGAAATAAAAGAAATTTTAAATGTATCTTGTGAACACATAATAAACAGTCCAATGTCATATTATGATACTAAGAATATTGGAATGTTAAACTATGTTTATGACCATAAAGTTAGGGTAATACCTATAGGAGTTCTTCTATATAAAAAAGGCATAGAAAGAAAGTCTTATAAAGATAATAAATAACAAAAAAGGAGCAAAACAATGAGTAACATAATAACGACGACAAACACTTCCAACGACATGTTCGATGTAATGGACAAAGCCTATAAATTTGCCAATATTTTTGCAAAATCCGACATAGTGCCAGCTCACTATAGAGGCAAGCCCGAGAATACTTTTATAGCTGTGCAAACTGCTTATAGAATGAATCTAGACCCGATGCTGATAATGCAGAATACTTACGTTGTAAAGGGTAAGCTTGGCATGAATAGCACATTTGCTATATCACTTGCCAATTCCAGCGGAATATTTGACTCTGGAATACGTTATAAGCTAGAGGGCAGCGGTGATGATTTAAAAGTTACTGCTTACGCTAAAGTAAAGAATACAGGTGAAGAAATATCTTACACTATCACAATGAGAGAAGCTATTGCTGAGGGGTGGACTGAGAACAAGAAGTATAAGACATTGCCAGAGCTAATGCTTCGCTATAGAGCCGCTATATTTCTTATTAGAACTCATGTGCCAGAAGTATTAAATGGTATGCACATGGTTGAGGAAATAGAAGACATGTACATAAAAACAGTAGAGGAAGATCAACCATCTCAACATTTAAGTAAAACTGATATGTTGAAATCTTATCTCGAAACAAAAGAAGAACTTGCAGAGCCAGATTACAATGCTGCTGATAATGGAATTATTGCTGATAATGGAATTATTTATGATGGGTATCCAGAAGAAGAACAGAAAAAGGCACTTATCAACGAACTAAGAACGTTAATACTATCAAATAACATTCCGACTGAAACAACTGCAAAATGGCTAGATAAAGCACATGTAGACAATATAAGCGATCTTGGTATTTCAGAGCTTAAGGCATGTATTGATTTTGTAAAAAATAAGTATGAATAATTAGAAGAAAACGGATACTTTGAGGAATAATAATATTAATTAAGTGCAAATAGCCAAGTGGGAAGGCCGAGGATTGCAACCCCTCTATTCGCTGGTTCAATTCTAGCTTTGCACTCCATTTTAAATATAAAACAAAGGAGCAAAATATGACGGAGTATAACGCATGGTTACTATTAAATGGTATAGTTCTTTTCTTAACTGTATATGTTGTTTATTTTCCAGCTTATCAAATGCTAAAGAAGCTAAAAGATTCTGATGATAAATATATTCCTCAATGTTTCTTTTTTCATGCTGGTTTTCATGCGTTATTGGTTTTAGTAGTTACTCCTTTTTTTATTAGAGGAGTGATCGATTATATATATTATATATTTTGTTAAAATACAAATAAATGCTTTTAAGACATTATCAAACTGACTTTGTAAATAACGCTGTTAAAGCCTTAAATAAACATGGGAAGACTCTGGGTATTGCCCCTACGGGCAGTGGTAAGACGATCCTGCTTTCAAAGATCATAGGCGAACAATGCAATAACAATTCAAATTTAAAAGCCTGCGTACTTGCTCATAGAGACGAGCTTACTTTTCAAAATGAAAGTAAATTTAAGCTTGTTAACCCCGATATCTCAACATCAATTTGCAATGCAGATACAAAGGACTGGCAGGGGCAAGTAACCTTTGCCATGGTGCAGACTTTATCTAGAAGCAACAATCTTGATAACGCACCTAGAATTGACATGCTGGTTATTGATGAGGCACACCACTCTACGAGCAAGTCTTATCAGGCGGTTATTAACAAATTCAAGGAAAGAAATAACAACCTTATTTTATTAGGCGTTACCGCTACTCCTATTCGTAATGATAGCGGAATGCTAAAGGATGTATTTGGTAATGTTTGCCATGTTATCAAACTAAAAGAGCTTATAGCAAGCGGTTATCTAGTCCCGCCACGTCCTTTTGTTATTGATCTTGGTATTCAAAAAGAAATAGAGGAAGCAAGAGACAGAGACGGCGAATATGATATGGATAAGGTCGCTGGTTTAATGAATACGGAAGTATCCAATCAAAAAGTATGGGAACACTGGATAGAAAAAGCAGGAAATCGCAAGACAGTAATATTCTGTTCTACCATAGCCCACGCAGAAACAGTAACACAAAAGTTCATATCCTGCGGTATAAATGCAGCTCTTATTACTGGTGAGATGAACAAGGATGAGCGAAGAGTAATCTTTGAAGCCATGGATAAGGATAGAATCCAAGTTATTGTTAATGTAGCAGTATTAACTGAAGGTTGGGACTATCAACCTATATCATGTGTTGTATTACTACGTCCCTGTTCTTTCAAGGGAACAATGATACAGATGATCGGTAGAGGGCTTAGAACGATAGACCCTAGCATCTATCCTGATACTCAAAAAGATGATTGTATTGTTCTAGACTTTGGCACTTCTCTTCTAACTCATGGTTCTTTGGAACAGGACATACACGCAGCTAGACGTAAACAAGGAAAGAAAACGGACGATTTCAAGATATGCCCAGACTGTTATCATAGCAACATCAAGGAAGCCTTAGAATGTGCGTTTTGCGGTTATGTATTTGGTGAAGATGAAGAAGAAATAGAATCTTTGCCAGATAGTAAAGAACTGCTAGATGATTTTAAAATGATAGAGCTTAAATTGCTCGGTAATTCAATTTTCAAGTGGCACGATATTAATGAGAGTATAAAAATAGCGGCAACAATATATTCGACAGCTATCGTTATAAAAGATCAGAACAGATATTTAGCTATTGGTTTTTTAGAAGAAAAAGAAGAGGAGGAAAAGAAAGTAAATAACAAGGAAGTACATATCTTGGCTAACTCAAGTCATTACAATCAAGCATTAGCAGCTGCAAGCGATTATATGAACACGCATAACACGGACGATAGCTGTTCAAAAAGTAAGAAATGGCTAAAATATGATATTTCAGAAGGTCAAAGACCTTGGATACCAGAAAAATACTTAAGTAAGAATATTAATCGCTATGAAGCAATGTGCGTTCTTCGTGTGCAGTTTAATTTGTCTGCGATTAGAAGTGTTGCGTTAACTGCGGATGTGAATTTTACGTTTTAAGAGGACTCTGGAGATATAGATGGTGATAGATATAATCCATCACAACCTAGATCATAATGCACGCAAAAATATTTCCCTAATGAAAGGTGAACCAATTATTAAGAAAATATTTTACATGCAGCTACGTTATAGCATGTTTGCTTTGAATTAAAATAAAAAATATTTAAAATGAGTGAGATTTTAGAAAAAACAAAGAATTACCTAATTACTTTGGTTTGTACTAAAGAATTTATCATTGGCTTTATATTCGGTTTTTTTGTAGCTGGCGGCATATTTTCCCACTGGATATTTGGCAATGATAATTTGTGGGAACAATTGCTAGAGTTAATTATTAGAATCACAACAAGCCACGATATAGATATAACAAAATGAAAGCAGGAATTGAAGCTATAAAACTATTAAAAAAATTTGAACAGGGACCAGATGGCGTTTTTGCCAGTAAAGTATATCAATGTTCAAGCGGTAAAAATACTATAGGCTACGGACATGTAATACTATCTCATGAAACATTTGACATAATCACTGAAGAAGAAGCAGAAGAACTATTAAAAAAGGATATAGAAATTGCAGAGGAAGCTATTAACAAATATGTAGTAGTGCCGTTAACACAAAACAGGTTTGATGCTTTAGTATCCTTTGTTTTTAATGTTGGAGTAAAAGCTTTTAAGCATTCCACGCTTTTAAAAAAGCTTAACCAGGGTTTATACGATGAAATAGACGAAGAACTAGCAAAATGGGTATATGTATCATGAAGAACATAATAATTTCAATAATAACCTGTTTATTGTGCCTCTGTAGTTGTAATAATTATCCTGCTAAGCCATTACCCAAGATAGAAGAACCTACGCACAAAAAAGAACAGCAACCGCCTATTCCTAAAACAAAAAAAAGAGTTAGCAAAGGTTTGATGAACAGAAGAAACGCAGAAATAGAATTGTGGAAAAAGAAATAGTATAGTAAATTAATAGAATGATCAAATTTATAATTAAAAGCTATGCTTAGTATTATTCTTAGCAATATTCACTACGTTATTATAGGAATAATAACCTTTTTTAGTATTTATATTCTTCGGCGGAATACTAAATTAACTATAGAAAAAAACGATCTTGTACAAAATAACATAGAGAAAGAAAAAGTAATTAATATTCAACAGAAAGTACTAAATGCTAGCGAGAAAATTAAGCATACTGATCTTGATGCTAATCTTGAGCGGTTGTCAGAAAAAAACAAGTAATATACCGACTATAGTTTTACCAGAAGTGCCATTGATTCCTCTAAAGGCAGTAGAAGAAATTAAACAAGTCTGTGTACCTCGCAAGTCCTGCGACAACTTCAATAACTGGCTAAGCGATGTGTATGTGTTTAAAATTAAATATGAAATATATAAGGAAGAACTAGAAAAATATTAACCTATATCGTCAATATCAGTACCATCAGAATCGTCATCTAGATTAATTGCTCGCACTAAAGTAGCAAGCCCAATTATAAGGTTCGTACAGGCGAGAACCATTAAACGCATTTCTTGTAATCGTTCCGCCTCTACAAACAGCATAAAGGTAGTAATAGCAAAAAGCCATAAAACTATTATTTTATAAAAGTTCAGGTTTAAACTATCCCACCCAGATTGGATTTTTCCTTTCATAAAATTCACCGCCTTTTTTAAGGAGTGCATAAAAATTACCTCCTTATTATATATGACCGCAGAAAGTACCTTTAAACACTACTCCCTCTACTCTTCTTTGAAAGATATTGCCATGTTTTAAACCAAGTGAGCCTATATCTACCCACACTTGGCTAAATTCCTTGCTATTAATATTTTTTAAGGCCATAGATGAGGCAAATATTTCCTTACCCACGTCAGAGATAAGAGAAGCCAGAGCGTCAAACTGATCTTGATTAAGTGGAACTTTTACGAATTCATCAATAACTGCAATTGCATAGGATATTGAGTGTTTACGATTAGGAAATCTTTTTTGTAAAAAAAGTCCATGCTTTCCTAAAGTTCTAATTGATTTTTGTTTCATTTTAGCCTCTATAAAGTTCCTTGCGTATTTCCATCACCTTCTCTAGTATATATTCCCCATCTTGGACTATTTGTGTTAGCTGTTACGTTACACCCAGCTTTGCAATCAATCTGGTTTAAAGTAGCATATCCTTTGTAAGTTTGAGGATTCAAGAAATATATATCAGAAATATCTATTGTACTATCCGAAGATAAATCAGAATTTATTAAGAAAATATCGTGTCTGTAAGGAGTATAAGTTGTAGCATTATTCTTCCAAGTAACACCGCCTATAAGAAGAGCATGCCCTCCTTGTTTTCTGTTTTTTATAACAACGTTATTTAAATAGATATGAGAACAATATACCCCTGCATTTATTCCATGATAATAGTTTTTATTCAAAGAATTAATAGTAATGTTTTTTATACTTACACCAGTTGCCGCTATCACAAAACAGAAAACTGAGTATACTGTTCTATTCGTTGCAAAGGTTTTCATTATAATACTAAAATCTTCAAAAATATTATTTGTATTATTATGTACATGTATGAAGTTAAACCCTGTTAGGGTAGAAGTAGGAACGCTACTTGAAACGTTAATAGTAACCCCTCTTACTACTGAAAAAAATTGTCCATCACCAATTATAAAAAATGCAGCAGTAAAAGCGTTGCAATCAATATCTATCTCATTAGATAAAGGGTTAAGTTCAATATAAGATAAATCACGATCTATACATATTGATTGACTAATTCGAACATTACCTATTTTTAATTTTACTTTTACATTATTTTTATTAGCTCCAAATTTGCTTTCTATATCTAAAATAGCTTCTTCAAGAGTTGTGTAATTTGTACTTAAATTAGTATCTAAAGTAAATTCATAAACATAACTATTTATATTCGTATAATATAAATTTCTAAAATTAAACAAATAGTTGTCAGTATAACTTCCAACAAATTTAAAATTAGGCCATAAGCTAGTATAATCCCTTGCCCTTATAATAAATTTAGCACCATCAAAAACAGCTCTTACTGATTGATTAGGATAAACAGAAGTTTCTATATTATTTAATTCGAAATTAAAATCCTTTTCTATTAAACCATCTACTTTAATTTTTATAGGACTTTTTGAAAGCATAGTTGGAACAAAATTAATTACCATCCCTTCAAAATACTTGGTTTTTAAAGCTCCGAATGTAGTAGCAAGACTAATAGTAGTAATGTTGTTATCAACTGTAGTAGAAGTTACCGAATAGAAATCAACATAAGCAGCATCTTCTATATCGTTGATTCTGCGGAATAAAAAATTATTATTTTGTGTGGGGGTATATTGCAATACAAAGTACTCACCCTCAACACAAGAAAAGGTAGAATCGCCATGACTACTAACTAGATTATAAGTAGTATCCAATATTTTTATATCAATTAATCCTTTATGATCAACTGGAATAGTAAATGCAACCTGACCTCCTTCGGAGAATGTTAGTTCACCTTCATTAGTTTGAGGTAAAAAACCACCATTTGCAGGTAGTAAATTAATTGTTAACTTATCATTTAATATTGCGTGAGAAATCACCTTATAGCCATTCATGCCTGGATTTCCTACACTAGATACAAAATCATTAAAAGTAATTTTATTATCTGCATTAGTTCCGCTTTTACGAGTTAATAATAAGTCGTTAGTTTCTAGTTTAGTTGTACTTGTTAAATAAGGGAGTTGAGTTGTTGCCATAATATATTTCTAATTATAAATCCTGAGTTACTACTGCGATTACTTTCCATGTATTATTTATACTCATTACGAGTTTGTTTTCATCGGAAACAAAATAAATTTCGCCTGGATGTGCTGATGCCACAGGCAAGTCAATCCTAGCGAATTGAGGTGGTGCGTTAAGATAACGCATTGCGTAGTTTAAATTCTCGCCGTGGTTATAAAAAAGATAGTTAAGAACCTGTCTTGGAACTATTTTGCTATAAAACCCCTCTTTTATCCACGCTTCGTCTGGGTCATCAGTTAAACGATTGACATAGCCGTCTCTAACGGTTAAATCAGTTGCCCATCTTGTTACTTTGTCTGGTTTTATCATATTATCAACTCTGCTAAATATCCGCCGCCGATGTCAATATAATCCTGCGAGCTATTCATTTTTGAAAGCAATAATTCTACTGAATCATCTACTAAATAAAGTTTGTTGTCGTCAGTCTCAAGATTACTTAATAAGAAATCTCGCTCTGCGAGTCCAGGTAAATTAATCCCTGAACCTTGAAAATTTTTTAAATTTATAACCGCTAGTGTATCTTCATTAGCATTTATCGCAAGAGAAATATTGCTATTCACTAAATAATCGTATTGGATATTCTGGATGTTATCCATAGTAAAAGAATTATTTGTCGGAATAATGATCAAACCCGCAAAAGTTACAGCTACAGGTTTTGCAATGCTAATTATTGCTTTTATTAATTTAGCTAAATTAATACTAATATCGGCAGTAATTTCTATAATAAAAGTAGCGTAGGAAAGTTCAAAAACCCTTATACTACTTGGCGGCACAATAAAGGATATCAGGGTTATTATTTCTTCTGGAGTACCACCGCAGTTATTCTGCACTATCTTTCTTAGAATAGCTATTCTGTACTCCTCATCGCCTTGAAAATTCCTAGGTTCATCCACAACATCACCAACTAAGTCAAGACTCCTACCTATAATTGTAACAATATTACGTTGCTCGGTTAGAACCCACATCAAGTCTTCCAGCTCTTGCCATTTTTTTACTAAAGCCCCTTGAAAGACTACTATATTTCTGCTTTCCTTATCTTGCTCTACAAGACGAGAAAAGGCTAACTCAACATGATTATTAATAGGTGTTATAGTCATGAAACGATTATCTCAATTCTTTTTTGTTCTACAATCAATACTTGTTTAGCAGTAGCAATTATGTTATTTGCGGACATAGTAGCACTAGTAGCATCAGGATCAGTACTTTGTCCGAGCTGGATAGTAGCATTCGTTATACCGCTGTATTTGTAAACTATGGAATATAAACTTTGATAATATATACTCTCGCCAAGAGCTATATTAATCAAACTGTTTTCCAAGTCAGTTTTAATAAGATCAACTGAATCAGTAGAAAAGAAATCATTTTTTGTAATTGCAATATTTATAAAAACGTAAATCTTTTCTGGCCTTGAAAAGTATACTCTTTGAACAGTGTTTGTACTATCTAAGACATCAAAATACACACTGCCATAGGATGCTATCCCAATCGGTTTATAATCCCATATTGCCTTGGCTATAGCTTCATCTGTTCCGCCGTGTACTATTGCCTCAAAACCATGAGGCGGGATTCCGTCTACTGTGGATTCTGTGGTATTTTCTTTTACTGCGGCAGTTAAAACATTAGGAAGAGTGGACAATTTAGCCCTTATAGAGTCTAAAGTTCCCTTGCCGTTTAGCATTAAAATATTTCTTCTTCTTATCCTCAAGTCAATATCCGACTCTAAAGGCGTACCAGTAACTCCAGCTTCATTATTATTAATAGCTAAAATGCCGTTTTCTAAACTAGCAAAATTCACTAGTGAATTTGCGGGTATCGGTATTGCTCCGCTTGCCTCGGCATAATATATTACATTACTTGTTACATCTATTATATCAAAACCTGCTGATTCTACAAAAAGCGAGAACTTGGTTTTATATTCATCAGAATGAATGTTAATCGTAGACCCATTAACAGTAACTATTAATGTTGACAAAGCTTGTTCATCTTCTATCAAAACCTTGATTCCCAGTGCTATATCGTTTGTTGTTTCTTCCAATAATTTATCGTAAGAAATAGTAATGTCATTTACCTTTAGAATATAAGTATCATAAGCATCACTATTAACTGATAAATTTATTGCTGTGCAGGATTCATTATTAATGTCCAGTGATTCCCTGTTTATAAAACTAACACTTTGACCCGTGATATTAGCTAAAGTAAGCGTTGGTAATGTTGAGTAATTTTCCGCTGTAACTTGTGCGGTTACATAGCTAAAAGTAGCAGGCAATCTTTTAATACCAAGCAATGCACAATTATGATCAAGGCTTATCCCTTCTGCATAAACAGGTGATAAAGCATCGTATAAAGCTTGACATAACTGCCAGATAAATACTTCCCTTTCTGCGAAGATATTTACCATATTGCCTATTACTGTATTATCATTGAAATTAAGCTGTCCCAAATTAGCAGTTAATTCTTGCTGTAGCTCGGCAGTTATTACATCAAAAGTCTTCGTAATTAGTCCGTCTTTAGTTAATCCGTAGGCCATGATTCTATTTATAAAACAATTTGATTGATAGTGTTTTCAGGTGGGTTGTTAGTAACAGTTACCTCGTTACCTAAATCATCTTTTAATGTTACCTCTATTGTAACAGTTCTTGTTGAGTCATTAAACGCAATATTAAATTCCGTTATCTCTTTGACTCCTTCTACTTCTTGGATGGCATTCATGATAATAGCCTGTACTGTATCAAGTGAGTTCTTTGTTCCAAGTATGCTTTGAAAATAAGGCACTCCAAGTTCAGTATCTAGCCAGTAATCACCTTTAAAAAGCAATAATTGTCTTTGTACTCTTTGTGCTATTACAGTTTCGTCAGTAGTAAGCTTAAAATCAAAATTCTCAATAAGCAAATCACCGCCGACTAGTTGTAAATCTTGGTTCTTCATGTTTTGTAACTTGATATGATCTTTATTATTTCTTTTAATCTATCACCATAAAAGAAAATATCTATAATAATGCTTTTATCATCTGTAACAAATAAAATAATTTTATCCATTACTAAAAAAAGTAATAAGAGTAAAAATCTCTTAAAACATTATGGTAATCAGCTTTTTACCTAAATGCAAATATTCACCAGTATGGATGAAATGAAACAATTGCGTATAGAGGTATAACCCCACAACAAAACAAATAAAAGAATATAACATTAATTAATTTTATTATAATCCATCTAATATGGAATCGCCAAATCTACGTCTACGAGCCGTTGTCGTTGCGACCGCTCCACCGCTTGCGGTAGTAGTAATGCCTGGTTGTGCTGGTGCTGGGTCTAATGGTAAAACATACTGGTGTGTATGTCCATCTAATCCAACGCCGCTTGTAGTCTGCACACTTTGTCCAGTAATTACCGCAGTGCTCGTAATGTTCCCCTCAACTTGCAAAGCTCCTTTTATATTAAAATTGGTACACTCTGCACTAATAATTTCAGCGGCTTTTATTGAAGCATTTTTGCATTCAATAGTAATCGCCTCAGTGCAGTTTATACTAATATCTTTTGTTTTTAAATCTATTTTTTTCGCTGCATTGATTTCAATGAGTCCATCAGGCTTTATTGTTACATTTGAATCAGGTGTTTTTATATCAATTTGCTTGGCAGCAACGACTTCTGTTATGCCATCTGGTTTAAGTGTTATGCTTGAGCCAGCATATTGAATATGCATATCAGTATTATTCAAAGCAACACTTGGTGCAGAAAAAGGAGTAAGTCCAACAAAAGCTATAGCATCGTTAAGAGTATGCATCCGCCTTGTCATCGGTCTATCCTTAGGTTTGCCGAGTAACCAGTTTCTTGCATCTCTATCTAGAAAGATAACAACACAACCATCACCAGCTTTTACTGGCATGGTAATAGATGCACCGCCCGATCTTGGAAACACGACTGGCACGCCAGATATTCCTTTTAAAGGATTAATATTGTTATCCGCAAGCAGCTCCGGACTAAAATCTATATCTGCCATCTGCTTTTTGTGATCATAACTCTTAATAATACCAGGCAACGAGACTCTTAACTCCTCGTTTATCTTAGCTTTTAAGGGCAGTATCACTTCGGCCATTGACATTTATATTCTCTTTTTTTTCTTTATAAAATTAACTACTTTGCTATATTATTCATACAATCTTCAAATAGTGCTTCGTTATTAATTAGAATGCCAACTATGCCGTTTAACTCTAAAAGAAAAGCAACCTCTAAAAATAGCAAGAAAATCCCAAAACCACCGATCGCCATAAATAAGATGCCAACTACTTTTTTAAAATTAGACATTATTTTACTCCTTTTTGTATCGCTTCATTCCTTAATATCACACTTTCTCTGTTCGTGCAAATTCCTTACATAATCGTTTAGCAGCTAAATTGTAAGCCTCCTGTGCTTCTTCTTTACTCGAATAATAACCTTTTATTTATAATTTCTCTTTAATTAAAGTTATTTCAAATACAACTATATAAGGTATTTCATAATCAAAACCATCATGAGTATCAATCATACCTGCATAAAATCCATTAGTTTCTACATGTATTTTTGGAAATTTGAAATTAGGTATTTTTACAACATTTGAATTAATATAATTTACAACACATTTAATATCTGCAAAATTATCAGACTCAAAAAATTTCCATATTTTATTAATTTCATCGCGCTTATAACCAACAGCAAACTTTATTTGCTTACTTGGTTTATTATTTTCAAGATTAATTATATTTCCAAATTCATCCTGTCTATTTTTTATTTCGTTTAACTTATCATTTATTATTGTTATATATTCGTTACAAAAATCTAAAATTTCTTTATCTTTTATCATAATCACTTACCAAAAGCTAATTGACCCAGTATTAACATAAATACAATAAAATTAGTTGCAAATACCATTGTTAATGCCCATGGAGCAAATTGGTTATTCATCCAATCTTCAAACCCTGTATTTTTACCGCTAGTATGGTTTTTTAAAACTTCTTTTAACTCTTCCAAATAAAGTTCTCTATGTTTTACATTAAAATCTTTCATCAAGTATGTCGTCTATCATCTCAAGAAAAGATTTTTCATAAACTTTAGATAACATTAAAAGTCTGTCGTAGTTCTTCAGTTCTTTTAAATCGTATAATTCTATTGCTTCCAAATTCATTTATAACCTCCGAATTTTATTACCCTCTAATACTATTCCATAACCAGCAACCAGTTTACATATAGCAATATTAGATGATTTATTATAATTTGAATTTAAAGCTTTAGAAAAATTATTAATCTTAATTGCCTTATTATCTTTATCCCATATATCTATAAACATATTATTTTACTTCCTCCCAAATTACTTTATCTGTTTCTAAATCAAAAACTATTCTTTCCGTATAATTATAAATTTTTAATAACTTCTTAAAATCATATCCATTAATAAATTGCATGACCTCTTCTGTAGTATTAAAATATTTGTTGTAGTGATCAACTCCCATTTCATCAAAAAAACATAATTCAAACTTAGGTTTTACTGTATCATTAATATTCCTTTTTTCTATTTCTTTAAATATTGTTAATGCTTTATTTTCAGTTTCTTTTGTATCACTCATTTTCTTGTCCCATAATATTTTGTTACTAATAACCTTAGATAATTTAATTTTATTTCTAATATCATTTCTTACTCCTTAATCCTAAATCAAATTTATTCCTTATTTCAGGTCTCTTTCCTTTATTTACATAGAAAGCACCTTCACTGTTTAGTTCTAACCACTGGACGAATTTAAGCAAATCCAGTTCTTCAGGGGCAAGAGATAGATATTCAAGAATCTTGGTTTTTGTCATCTTCCGAAAGCCAAATCACCGAGTATTAACATCAACACGATAAAGTTAGTACCAAAAACCATTGTTAATGCCCAAGGAGCAAATACGTTATTCATCCAGTTTTCAAATTTGTTCATTGTTTTATCCTCTTTGATTTAAAAAATTAATTATCATCTCACTTCTGTAATGTGCCATTAACCAATCTTCAATATTGATTATATTAGATTCGTGGGGTCGCAATTCTTTATTTTTACACCACGGAAAGACTTGATGAAGAATACTATTAAAAATAACAGGGAAAAATATTTTTTTTCTTTTTTTGAATTTTTGCTTCCAACAAAAGTGTAATTGCTTTCATTCCGTATTCTTTATCCTTGAGCAATTGTTGAAAACATCTTATAGAAGAGACGTTTGCTAAGTTTGCTAAGTCGTAAACATAAAAACACTCAATTCCTCTTTCTGATATATCCACTATCATTTTTGCCAAACATAATTCTAACTGCTCTTTGTATTCTTCATCTTTAGGTATATTATTATCTATTACATTATAAATGCACCATCCATTTAATAATTCAGGGGTGATATGTTCTAAAGTCAAGCTTTTACCTTTTAAAACTCCGTCTTCACTAACAGAAGAAAAAATAACAATATCACCATCCAGTGTATATTTAGGATGATAGACTTTTTGTTGTGCTTGTTTTACTGCCTCAATAGCTTCAATTATGTTCATTCTGTTACTCCTTTTTAATCTTTCATTTTTAAGTAAAAGGTTATTATTGTTCCTATAAAAGCTACTAAAAGTATAATCCCGTGTACTAGCATAAAAAGTTCTATTTCACTCATAATTAACTCCATAATTTTTTTATTTGATTTTGCTTTCTTGAAGTATGGTCTTTAAAAATTTCATCAAGTTCTTTATTAATTTTTATTTGATCATCTATCCTAATTTTACTTCTACCACCTAATATAGCATAAGCCATTTTTTTATTATTTAGAACACGAACAAATTTTCTTAAATTCTCAAATTCAAGCATATTAACA